AACCACCTGTTGCAGCGCCGTATGTGGCACCGCCACCGCTAAAAAAAATAGCAGCACTAGCACTTGTGAAATAGAGCGTGCCACCCCCCCATTGTGCCAACGCTAAAGACCCTGCGGTAGTTACAGTGCAAGTTCCCGCCGTCACGGTGCAAGTACCTGCGCCAATGTTAATAATTTCAAGAGTGTCACCCGATGCGAACAATCCGCTATTTACAGTAATTGTTTTGGCGGTTGCGCTGTTCATTACAACGCGGGTGCCTTTGTCTGCTGCCACTAATACGTAACTGTCGGTTTTGGTTGAAACCGTCCAGTTGTAGTCGTTGGCTTGCAAACTGTCCATTTGGGCAGCTGTAAGAATTTGTCCGGCGGTGAAATCTTGAATAGCCATAGTGTCCTTATCCTAAAACATTTGTTGTGTCAATTGTGCCATAGGTAGCGTCGTCCAAAATTAGCTCATAAACAATGGTTGTAGGGCTAGTAAACAAGGCTACGCGGTGGCCATTTAACGTAATGGTATGTTCTATACCCTCTACGCTTAGCTCTTGGGCAAGGGTCATAGTAGAAGCGCCAGTTATAAAGGTTTTTTCAATGCTTATCGTATCGTTAATGTCTATAATGGCTACCGTGTCGCGTTGGGCGTCTGTAAGGGCACCAAATACCGTTTCTACGCTGTTATAGCGTGCTTCCGGGTATGGGTCTAAAAGGTAAATTGCCGCTGCCGCTAGTTCGGTGTCATCTAGCAAACTATTTGTAATGCTGTTGGTTTGAATAAAAAACGCGGCTTGGCTTGCCAAATCCTCGGCCGTTTCTATAGCGGTGCCTAGGTTTTCTATTAGTACCCGGTTAGTTACTTGGTCAGCTTCAAATGTAATACCTAAGTTGTCGTAGGGTATGGCTGTTCCGTCGTCGTGAAAGTCTGCAACGCTGCCGGAAAAGGTAATACCCACTCTTGGGGTAAAAGTCAGTATTCCTGCGCGTGATACGAACAGGCGGCCAAATTCGGCGGTTTGGTTTATTTGGGCTAAATAACTTAAAACGTTGGTGCCTGCCGGCACGGTGTAGGCGTCGTCATGGCCTAGGTCTACGGTTCCCGGGTCAATATCACGGGCTGCACCTGTTGGGTAGTTTACTTCTGGCAGGCTTAAAACGGTTTCTATACGTTCGCCCGAAGTTTCTACACTTACGTTTAGTTCGTCCATATAGGTTTGACCTAATAAATAAAAATCGTCTGCACAATAAACGGTTACGGTATCTATGCCGTCTAATGCAAAGTTGTAGTCATAGTTCACTACGCGGCCTTTAAACAGGTATTCGGGGTTGTTTGCGTTGTTGTAGCGGATTAGTTCTACGGCGCGCAATGGTGCTAAACCGGGCAGGCTTTCGGCTGTGTCGTAAAACGGACTGTTTTCGTCAAACGGGTTAAAAATGCCGTCCACGTCGTTAATAGTGAAAGTCATTGTTCCAGCTGCAAATACGTCTCCGCTATCTCTACGGCCACGTTTAACCATTATTTGTAAAGTGCTTTCGGTTACGTCTGCAAAATCTGTTGTAGGGCCTAGCGGGTAAGTTCCGTCTAACAATCCTTTAATGTCGCTATCTAATTGAAAACTCCCAACGTCATAACCTGTATCTATTAAAAGGCTGTAGTTTCCCGCTTGTGTAATTGTTGTGCCGGGCATATCAATCCGCTATTGGTATGTTTAACGGGCCGTTTTGACGTGACAAAGCTAATAAACCGTTCATTGTTACGCGTCCTATTTCAGCGCTTGTAGCCATACCACCATTAACGTTAACTGTGTAGTTGGTTGTGCCGCCTCTTGCGGCTTGAGCTTCAGCAACGCTAGCAATACTTGCTTTACTTGGTGTTGGGGTACTAATGGTTTGGCCTGCCGTTATTTGATTAAATGAAATGTCTGTTTGTGCTTGCTCTAACAAACCTTGTAAACGTTTAGTTGTAAGTTTTGGGTTTTTAAGTATTTTTTCGTATTTTGCTAAAACGCTTTCAAGTCCTGCTACTAGGGCGGTGCCTTGGTCTACGCCTGCTTGGTAGAAACGGGTTGCGCTATCTAGGCCTAGTTTGTCGGCTACGCCTTGAACGGTGGCTACAAGCGCGTTAACTCCGTTAGGACCCGTAATGGCTTCCTGCCCACCGGCTACAAGTTCTGCAGCTATAGCGGCACCGGCTTCCGCGCCTGCGTCTAATACGGCTGTTAACGCGTTTTGGCTAAGGCCACGCTGTAAAAGTAGTTCTACGTTGCTTGCGTATTGTTTTACGCCTGCTACTTGGTCACGCAAACCCGATAGAAAACCGCCGCCCGTTTCTACGCCTGCGTCTTTAGCGTCACTAAAACTAAAGCCGGCTTTAATGCCGTCGGCCACCGATTGCCCAAAATCTTTAAACGCCTCTTGTGCGTCCTCAAGTTGGTCTTTCGCGCCGTCTAAAGCGTCCGCCAATTTGTCTTTAATAACGTCGTAAAGTTCGTTTATTTTATTAGCGGCGCCGCCTGTTTCCTCTTGCTGTTCGCGCAACTTACGATTAAATTCACCGGCCGCGTCAGCATTACGCATAGTTTGTTGGGCACTAAATTTTAGATTTTCGTTATAAGCGCCTGTTGCTTTATCGTTCTCAAATGCTTTACGCAAATTAGTAAGGCCCCACCATGCTTGGCTAAGTGGGTTTTGCATATTCTTTAAAAACCCAATAAACCCGCCTATTTCGTTACTGCTGTTTTTAACCGGGGTAGGTAGTTTTTCAAATGCTTGCGCCAAAAAGTTTATGTTTGCGGTAGCGGTTTTAGCCTGCTCAAGAAACGCCGCGCCAAACTTGGCTTGTAGGTCTTTAAACGTTGCCGACAATGTGCGGGTGCTGTTGGCGAGGCCGTCGCTAGTACGCATAAAGTCGCCTTGGGCGTCACCAGTTTGTTTAAAAATTGCCGATTGTGCAGCCAAAATCTTTTGCTGTGAGGTAAGCGCGCCTTTGCCGTCATAAATTCCAAGGGTCATTGCCTCTTGTTTTAAGGTCGCGTCATTAAGCAAAACACCGTAACGGCGCAAAGGTTCGCTTTCGCCGCGCAATGCAGCGCCAATGGCTTGTACGGCTTCCTCGGGCGTTGTGTTGTTAAACGAGGCTAGGTCAGTAGCAAGGGCCGTAAAATCGTTGCTAAATACGGCAAGGTCAGTACCGGCTAAACCTGCAGCTTTACCAAACGTACCAAAAACGCCGGCAGCTTCCAAAACCGCTTGCTTAGATTGACCAAGGTTTTTAGCGGCGCTACTGGCAAATTTTTCTACGTCGCGCGCACCTTTGCCAAATACTACGTTTACTTTGCTAAGGCTTTCCTCCATGTTGGAAGCGGCTTTAATGGCAGGGCCAAGCACACTTTGAACCGTGCCAAACGCAAGGCTTAACCCGCCAACAGCACCGGCAACGGTTTTAGCGCTTGTACCAAACGCTTTAAGTTGTTTGTCGGCGGCCTGTACCCCGGTATTAACAAACGAGGTAATAATAGGTATGTTAATTGCCACTATTTGTACCTCTGTTTAAGTTGTTGGTTTGTTTTCTTTTCAACGTCGTCTATAACAGATTGTACTTCCTGTTGTACGGCAGGCTTGTTATTCTCTACGGCTTTGTCAATTACGCGAGGTTGTTCACCGCCACCGGAAACGTCAAGGTTTGCAACAAATAAGCCTTGTGTATGTCGGCCGGCATGGTCATAGATTGCGCCTGCGGCGTCGCGCTGTTGCACCGTCATTAAACGATATGGTTTAGCGCCAAAAGGTATTTGCTCTGTGTGTGTAGCTACGCCGTCAGTAAAACGCGTAAAGTTTACGTATCGTTCCTTGGTTGCGCGTGAACCTACTTTTACGTTGAAGCCTTTGTTTACGGTTGCGGTATTCCACCTAATCTCGCGGCCTTTGATTAGGGTGCCACGGTTCATACCGGATAGCGGGGCGCCTTTAACGCCTACAACAGTTGTAACCATTTGCCGGGCTTCGGTAATCATGACAGAACCGGCGCGCTTAATACGTTTGGTGACGTCTCGCCTGTAGGTTGGGTCTATTTTGTTTAATAGCGCTAAAGTTCGGTCTATTCCTTGAACCTCTAAAATTGGTTTTGATTGCGCCACGGTTGCTACCTTTTGTTTCTGTCTCCCAAAACTTTAGCCACCGTTGCTAAATCTTGTGTGTCAAACGTAGCGCTATACCAATGCGGCGCCCACCCTGTTGCTATTAACAGTTCGGCTAGTTGCCGTCGGTAGGTACCGCTTGGGTAGGGTTTGGGGCCTCTTGCGCGGTTACTTCAATGTTTGTTACCTGTTGGCAGTATTTGTCAAACTCTGCAGGTACAACAATTTTGGCTTGTTTGCTTGCTTCCCATGCTAGGTATAGCAAATCCTCTACACCAATGCCGTTTGCCATGTCTGCAGCTTTACGTTTAAAACGACGTTCCCATAACACAATGGTAAATAGGTTTGTGTTTACCTCGTAGGTGCCCTCATGGTTAGTTACTTGTAGCGTTAATTGCATTAGTACCTACTTTTGTGTCGGGCCGTATAGTTCGGCGCTAATTATGGTGTTACGTCTGCGGTGTAAACGCCACCGGTAAAGGTTACGTCAATAGTTGACAATTCGCCCATGGTTGCGTTAATTACCGGAAATTCTGCCAACAATGCACCGGTAAGGGTAAAGCCCGGGTTTGTTGCGCTATCTGCACCAACCGCAGGCTTAACTACTACGTTCACCAAACCGCCTACAATGTTTTCCAATGTAGCAAAAGTTTCCGAAACTGCGTACGATTGATAGAGAGTAAGGGTTACTTCGTGGTTGCCCAAACCGGCTTGGTAAGTACGTGCTGTTTTGCCAAACGTAGTGTTTTCAAGTTGGTCATAACGCTGCGTAAATACTGCGGCGGTGCATTGGTCGGAAAGGTCTACCGCGTTAACGGTTACGACTGGGTTGGAAAGGTAAGTACTTGTAGCCATGGTGTTTAATCCTCTTTCGTTGCTTTCTTATTTTTAGCACTTTTTTTAGGTGCTGTTGTGGATACTTCGTTGGTTGTTTCGTCTGCGATTTCCTCTATAAAGCCGCCCCAAATAAGGCCGGCAACCTGTACACCGGGTTTAGGTACAAATTCTGTACCGACTTCACCAATACGGGGGCTTTTAATAATGTACATAGGCACCTAACTTGTTTGGGCTTGCATTTCAATAGTTAAATCATAGGCCGCTAACTCGCTGCCGCCGATTATGGCAATTGTTGGCCGTCCGTCTGTTACAGCAACGTTTTTAGCTAGGACTTTGGCGGCCATGTTCATAAGACTACGTTGGGCGTCCAAGTTGCCGGGGCCGAGGGTTATTAGGCGTACCGGAAACGTTAATTTAACTATGTTGTAGTTCCATGCCACAAAACTAGGCGCGTCAATAAAAGCGCATGGCGGCACAATGTTACGCGGGTCGTTTACTACCTGTAGCCCTGTAACGCTCTGTAACGTGGCTGTAAGGTCGTCTAAGGCCTCGTTAAATAGGTCGGTGTATGCAACAGGCACTACGCAACCGCCGGCCTATCTACGCCTAATAGTTGTTTAATCATTGGGCTAAGGCCCATGCTGCCACCGGCGGCAAGTCCGTCAAAACTGGCAAAGTCTGTTACTGACCCACGCTGCCTATACAAAAAACCTGCATAGGCAATAGTGCCCAAAAGTACCGACGGGTTAGGTACGGTGCTTAGGCTTTCGTTTTTATACCCTGCCTCGGCTCTGCGACGATACGCAAACTCGTTAGCGGCCAACCTGCATTGGGTTATAAAGGTTTGGTCTGCTGCCGTAGCGGTTCCAATGCCTAGCCAATCCTCTACCTGTGCGTCGGTTGTTACCCACGTGCAAGTAGGCGTTGTAGTTAATGTTCCTGTAGCTGCAACAATGTTTACATTTGCAGCCGTTTTAGCAAACAAAACTTGGTTTTGTATAGGTGTTTCTATGTCGTAATGCAAGAAACCTTGTTCGTCTACGCCGGTGTAGTAATACTGTGGCAACTCACGCACCGTATAGGTACCGTTAAAGGTTGCGTCAACTCCCGCAATAGTTACGGATTGACCAACCTCTAAAGGGTCTGCGTTGGTAAGTAGTACTACAACCGCGTAGTTATCGGTTAAGTATTTTTGTGTGACCGAATAGACGGCCATAAAGGCCTACCTTTCGGTTATCAGACGAATTTAACAAACTTGGTTGCGTCTGCCATGAAACCTGCAGCGTAACCACGGAAAGCAATCGTACGGCCCATAGTTGCAGGTACCTCTACGCTAATTGCTCCCTTTTGCTGTTCGTAGAATTCAAACCCTGCGGCGGGGCCTGCAGCGTGTCCCATGAAAGAGCCGGGCGCGTTTTTGTCAACGACCAACACCAACCCAAGAGGGTTGCCGTTCCATGATGTTGCTGACGAATTGCCGGCAGCGTTTTGACCCATAAGGTTAGGTGCGCCTGTGTATGGAAATACCGGACGGTTTTGGTCGTCGGTTGAAGCTGCAAGGGCGGCCCAACTTGCAGGCGTTACAAACATATGGGTTGGCAAATAGTTAGACGTTTCCGAAATTTGACGGGCACCGTCGTAAATTGCTGCTACCCAATCGGCACCTACTGCGGTGTCGGCAACACTTGCGGTTTGTGTAATTGCTGCATGGCAAGTGTCTACGGCGTAGTTGTCGGTTGCTTGTCCGTAAGCAATAGCCAATTGGTTAAGAATAATGTCAATTGACGACGGGTCACTCCAATCAAGGTCTTGTTCGGAGACGGTGACGTATGTACCGAAACTTAATTTTGAAATATCGGAGTTGCTAACCACGACGGTTGACGCGTTAAGCGGGTCAAACTGTGCGGCCTGCTGTGTAACAGTTGGGCGGGTTGTAATTTTTGGACGGCGGAAAGTTGCGCCTGCTGTTGGCATTGCGCGTGTACCAATTGCCGTTACGAAAGGGCGAATAGGGTTTAATCCGTCATACACGCTACCGGTAATAATTTCCGGCAAAATGCCCGGTGTGCTTTCGGTGTTGATGTATGGTGCAACGCCCGGGGCGGCTTCAATACGTGCCGCGTTAATGTTTGCGTTTAGTTGTGCAAAATCTGCACCGCCGCGAACATAACTAGCAATATATTCCGACGTGCTAGGCAAACGCAATTTACGAGGCTGTGCGTAAATGGTTTGTACTGTTGCGGCTTCAACAACTGCAGGGGTTTCTACTGGGTTTGACATTTCGGTTACTTCCTTTTCTGTGTCCTGTTCACTATTTAACTCTACTTCGTTTTCGTTTTGGTGGATACTTGCGGCCACCCGTTCTACCTTGGCGGCCTCAAATGCGCCGTAGGGGAGAAGCGACAATTCCTGCCACTCAGCCTTAGTAACAATCATGGTGCCGGCCTCGTCAAAACTAAACTCAACCGGAATAGCACCAACGGAAAGGCTATCTAAAACGCCGTCTAAGGCTAGCTGCAAGCTTTCATTACCTAGGGCCGTTTCACTTATTTTGGCTTCAAACATTACAAAATCGTCTACCTCGGTGCGGTTCGTGACGACGCCGATAGGCATTTCGGAATTGTGATACAAGTACATTTTGGGTTTTTTACCCTCTAGCGGTAAAGAACCTTTTTCAAAACGTACCTTTTGGCCGTCACTTACTACAGCGTCTACCCCGTATTGGATAGCGACGCCGGCAAGGGTACGACGTGGCAGCGCGTCACCTTGCGCGGCGTCTAAAGTTAATTCTTGTGGGGCTAATCTAAGCATTTGCTTGCCTCATTTCCTCGGGCGTTTCCTCTACGTCTACTTCGGTGTCGTATTCGTTGGCTAAGTAACTTTCAATGTCAAACATAACACCGGTACCACGTGGTAGCACGTTATCCGCGCTTAATGTTTCTTGTATGCAATCAATGTACGGTTTAACGCCAAACGTGTAAAGGTCTCGCGACGCTTCGCTACTTGAAACATACGAATAGTTGCCAATAGAAACGGAAACAAGGTATGCCGGTACGTTTGCAATGCGCGCAATTTCTTTAGCTTGATATTCTGCAGCGTCAATCAAAAGCATTTTGTCCGGTGTTGCATTGTTAGGGATTACCTCTACAAATTCGTTAACCGCACTTGTGGCCGACGCAAAACGCGCCTCGTCGTAGGCCGCTGCAAGGTCGCGCAATTCTTGCGGTGACATAGGTTCCCCGCCAACTTGGCGCAAAGTTACTGCAGGTTGCAAACTTGACGCGTTACGGTTTCTTGCCTGCTCTAACTTAAGCGCGGTATCTACTGACGTTGCACCGGTGTAAATAAGGCCTTGAATTGGGCTTAAAAACTGTACGCAATCTTCCCAACGAATAGGTAAACCTTGAAACAAAATCTGTTTAGACGGGCCAAACCATACGCCCGTACCTTGGGCTTGGTCTTGGGTTGTCACAATTGCGGCAGGCAAACGAGTAAACGCACTTGGGTAGCCGTCTGCGGTTCGTTCTGTTATGTACCAAAATGCCCGGCCGTAAAATAGCAAGTCGTCAAACGTCCAAGACAAAATAAAGTTATTGGTAACGCCTTTGTCAATTCTCTTTAACCAACTACGCGGCGCTTCCGGTACCTTTTCCATTTCGTCGCCATTCCACATTTCTTTATACATAACCAACGGCAAACAACCAATAACACTTGCCATAAGGTCGCGACTACGTGAAATAGTCGGTACCTGCATAAAACGGCTTCTCAAAACACCGTCTGAATACGCAAAAAAATTGCCAATTTGTGACGCACCCGCGTTACTACCTGCTGCAGCTTTAACAACCTTTGTAGGTTCGGGTTTTTTATTAAAAATGGCCATGAGTTTATTGTGTCACAATCTCGGGGTTTTGGGTGGCACTAGCCGGCGCCGTGCAATCCCCGACGGAAAGCAAGCCGACTAATGCCAAAACAACTTTAGCGGTAATTGGTAACAATCATGGGTTTACCAATGGCTTGTGGACGTGACGCTAAAGCGGCTGCCCAAATCATGCACCGGCAAGCCTCAATAGGCCCGGGACTTCGGAGACTGCTAACCGTTATGCCGTTTTTTTCGCGTATCAGTACTGCCCGTTCAACGTGGCTGTTTAATAACTGTTGGTTGTTGTGCGTAAGTTTGTTTTCCAAAATCATTGCACGTACCGCACTAGTCCATTTAAGTAACTCTTTATAGCCAACAATTACGCGCCTAGTTTCGTATTTCAACGGGCAAGAATTTTCTAAAACGGGCACAATTGCTATACGCAAATTAGGGTTTTCTGCTACTTGCTGCTCTACTTTTTCCCAAAGTTCGTTAACGGTTTCAGCTACAAACGCCAAAACAACATGGGTTTTATTGTCTACTTGGACGGCGCGCACGGCTGTATACGTGCTTTCGTCTAACGCCATTTCAATAGCTAGCACCCCGCCCGGCGGTGCCGGTTGGTCTGTGCTTAAACCCTCAAACAAGCCGGGAGCCAACCAACCATTAGAAACAGCCTGCCATAAATTTACAGACGCCCGTAAAAACGCGCTGCGGTTAGGCCCTTGTGCTTCGCCTTGGATTACGTCCAATTCAATAAGGCCGCCTGCCAAAGCCGGGTTAGCGTATTCCCAAGCCTCAACCGTCATAGGGTCAAGTGTTGGCGGTGGACTAAATTCCGCAAAATACAGGTTTGTTTTTTCGCCTGTGTCTATTGCTTTTAAGCCTTGGTCTCTCCACCGAAGTAGCGCCGTACTTTCCTGCGTACCCGCCGTTGATACAAGCAAACATAAAGGGTTACGGCGCGCACGTTGAGACGGTAATAAACCGTCGTCTATGGCGGCTTCCGATATTTGCCATACTTCGTCTGCCGTGATTAGGTCGCATGAGTAACCGTGACCGGCTGCAGGGGTAGCGGCGCGAATATGCCAAACCGACCCATTAGGCATAGTTACCTTTTGCCGGCCATATGACCAAGAAACCTCTGCACCAAACTTGGCCTCAAGAATTGGGGCAAGGTAATTAAATTGCGCGGCGGTTAAATCCAATTTGTGGCTAACGCTAATAACCGTTTGCGGTTGGCCACGCCTCTCCGTTTCCATAGTTAGCCACCAACCAATTAACGCAGACGTCATATGGCTTTTACCGTTCTGTCTAGCAACCGAAACAAGGCCTATACGGTGCAACCATTTACCCTCTTCGTTAAAAGACGTCAAACCCTCAAGGCAATGTTTTTGCCAACTCATAAGCGGGGTACCTAAAACCCTCTCCGCAAAATCAGCTACCTCGGCCGCGCGTGATTGGTGCCCACTGTGCGTGGTTGTTTCTAATCTCGGCTGATACCGGCCAGTTCGGGCTAGTTCCACCAAACCCTTATGGGATATAGGG